GCCGCTGGAACAGCATTGATATTCCAGCAAACAGCAGCGCCAACTGGATGGACTAAACAAACAACTCATGATAACAAAGCATTAAGAGTTGTAAGTGGAACAGCAAGTTCTGGTGGTTCAACAGCGTTTACCTCAGTCTTTACTTCAAGAACTCCTGGCGGTTCAATCAGTGGAACTGTACAACAATTCACACTATCAACTGCTCAAATACCATCACACACTCACCAGTATCAAAGAACTTATGATGATGGTGCTGCTCAACCAAGTCAGGTTACCTTGGGTGGTAACAATGATGGTGGATATCAATTTATTGCTACTGGATCAGCAGGTTCGGATCAAGCACACTCTCATGGATTTACGGGATCTTTCAGTGGTTCTTCTCAAGACTTCGCTGTACAATATGTTGACGTAATTATTGCTACTAAGGATTGATTTTTTCTGTTTATTTTGATATAATGAAACAAACTTGTTTTCATTATGATCTCTGCAAATATAGAAGGAACAGTTCCAACTGGTCAATTAATTACAAGACAGTTGTTAGATGATCAAGAAGTTCTAAAAATTAAAAGTTTATTGGAAATAGCAGATTCTAATAACTTTTGGCAAAATGGTATATTTTCTGGTGGTGGAGACGAAAATAGAAAAAAGAATTTGGAGTTAATAGATAGAAATATTTCAACAGAAATATATCAAATCATAATGTCTAAGTTGGATAAGGATTTATCTTTTTTTAATCTAACTGTTCCGAATCAAACAAAATTAAATATTATATCTAAAACAGGTCCTGGAGGATACTATAAACCACACTTAGATTGTTGGTTCAATGGTGACTATAGTACAACTGTTTTTTTAAATGATCCAGAAGATTATGAGGGTGGAGAACTTTGCCTATTAGTAAATGGTGAGGAGAAGAAGGTTAAACTAAATGCTGGAGGAGCAGTTACATATACCACAGGAACGGTTCATCGAGTTAATGAAGTTAAATCTGGAGTTCGTTACGTGTCTGTTTTTTGGACTCATAGTTTAATTAAAGATCCTTTTATTAGATATATTTGTGGTGACTTAAAATTAGTTCAAGAATTATTGGATGATAAAATTCAAAAAAATAAAAACCCAAAAATATCCAAATTAGAGAGGATTGGTGATAGATCTTCATCAATTTACTATGATGATTGTATAACTTCTTATAATGATCCAAAATTTATTATAGATAATGTGATTGAAAATATCTTAAGAAGATACGCATCATAAAAAAAATTTTTTTTAAATAATTTATTATGGCTAAAGTAAAACCTGGAAATTTTTGTCCCCTTATTAAAAAAGATTGTATTGGATTGAAGTGTGCTTGGTACACTCAGATGCGAGGCACTAATCCAAACACTGGTGAACCAGTAGATGAATGGGGTTGTGCCGTAACTTGGATGCCAGTATTGGCAGTTGAAGTAGCACAAAAATCAAATCAAACTGGAGCAGCTGTAGAAAGTTTTAGGAATGAAGTTGTAAAGGCAAATCATCAAAATCAAGAACTTTATATTCAAGCATTAAAACATCAACAAATTGTACCAGCACAGATCACTCCACTTAATCAACCAATAAATATTTTAGAGTCGGGAGAAAATGAATGAAGTTAACTATTGTTGTTGATGATCGTTTAATAAAAATTGATAATGAAGGTTTTAGAGAAATTCAAGAAGACATGTCCTGGATTCCTAGTGATGTTCATGCCATCCAGTGGAATGGTGATACGGGACATATTGAATATAAGACAGGTAAACCAAATGAGACAATAACAGAACTTGGTATTTATGAGAAAGCTGTAGAAATTTTAAGTGTTGAAAAATTGAGAAGAGAAAGAGAAGAAATAGAATCTCAAATAGAATCTCAAGAAGCAATTGATTTAATTACAGATTGGACTAATAGTTTAAGAAAATTTAGAAATTATAGACTTACCGAGTGCGATTGGACTCAAATTCTTGATAACACTTTAACCGAGGATCAAAAAGCAGCATGGAGAACTTATCGTCAATTGCTTAGAGATCTGCCAGATACTGCTTCTGATCCAAAGTCTCTGGTTAAAAATTCCAATCATCCAGATTGGCCAATTCCTCCAGGATAAAATATAATTTTTTGTTATGGAAATCATAGATAATTATTTAAACCAAGAAGACCTAAAAAATATTAGAGATTATTTAATTTCTTATAATTTTCCATGGCATTTTCTAAATTCAAAGTGCTCTGAGACCGTAGAAACAGAATGTAGCGATGATAACAATTATCAATTTTGTCACATGTTTTATGATGATAATCAAATTAATCAATATGTAGGTCAATACTTTTCATTACTTTCCCCAATAATTAAAAAATTAAATACAAAATCATTAGTCAGAATAAAATCTAATTTATCAATGAAATCTGATAAATTAGAAAAATACTGTTACCATACTGATACAAATTTTGATTGTAAAACTGCCATTTTTTATTTGAATACTAATGATGGATTTACAGTTTTTGAAAATGGATCAAAGGTTGAGAGTATTGAGAATAGAATATTGATATTTAACTCTCAATTAAAACACACGGGAACTACTTGTACAGATCAAAAATTTAGAATGGTTATTAACTTTAATTATTTTTAAGATGGATGAAAAAGAAAAGTTTATTTTTGATCTGACGAAAGATCATAAACATAGTGGTAAAGACTTTTTTACACATTTAAAAAACACATCAAATATTATTCGAGATTTATTTCCAGAAGATCAATACTTAATTGATGCTGGTCTTTATCACTCAGTTTATGGTACACAATCTTATTATTTTAGAGAAAACATTACAAGGAATGAAGTTAAAAACTTAATAGGAGAAAAGTCTGAATTTCTTGTTTTTATTTTTTGTTCTTTAAAAGATAGAGTAAATAAAATTTTAGAACATAAATTTGTTTCGGATATTCAGAAAGATTTGTACATACTAGAATATGCTAATCAACTGGAGCAACAAGATTTTTTAAATAATCAACAAGTCATAGATCAAATTCAATCTAGTTTATTGAGATATTATAATGTTGATATTAAAAATTTAATTCATAGATCTGATTTCTTCACATCATAAATAACTAAAAAGTAGATAGTGACCAGAAACAGAGATCTATCTCAATTCCCTTCGTTTTTAACTGTTAATGATTTAATGTTTTCTTGTGGTAAGTAGTGAATTGACATCTTTGATACTACCATATATAATGAGACTGAAGAATATTATTCACTTATGGCTTTTTTAACTTGTTGGCACATGACCGATATGCCAACTGAAATTGTAGAGATTGTTGAGAAAGATCTCCAAAAGTTTGATTCAATCGCAAATGACTCTGAGATTATGGGATCGCAGGTTGATAAGGTCATTCGTAATAGTAAGAACGCTTGGATTCCAACTTCGAACTGGATTGGTGGTTGGTTGTGGTATTATATTGATAAGGTAAATCGTGAAAACTTCTGTTACGATATTACGGAGATTGATGGTGGAAGTATTCAATATACTCAGTATGGTGAAGGGCAGTTTTATAATTGGCACCAGGACGCAGATGTTGATATACTCCATAAACCTCAGTTGGTTCCTAGTTCTGGAACTAACCTGAGAGAAGACCAGGCAATTCTTCAAGGAGAGTATGTAAGGAAATTGTCTTTTACTCTTCAACTGTCTGATCCTAATGATTATACTGGTGGAGAGGTTCAGTTCCTTGATAACAGTGGCAAGACTTATTTTGCTCCCAAGCAACGTGGAACTCTGATGGTGTTTGACTCACGCACGAAGCACAGAGTCCGTCGTGTTCGCTCTGGTTTGCGTAAGAGTCTTGTAGGTTGGGTGGTTGGTCCTAGGTGGAAGTGATGAAAGATAAGGAATACAAATCAACAGGTGGCGTCTACGAAGACGGATATCAACGTTCTTGTACTCCATCCACCACCAATATGTCCAAGAATGAGTTCTTTGAGAAGAATGGATACTTGTATGTGCCTGGTTTAGTGGTAGATCCAGAAAATCTGTTTGATCCTCCTCCTGTGGATGAGAACGGAAAAAGAATTAGTGGGCAGATGAACTATGTTCGTAAGGATAAGATCAACTTCA